CGGAAGAACTGGGCGCAGGACGAGAACGCGCCGACGAGCGCGGTGTTGGCGACGATGGCCGGCGTGATCGCGCCGGGGATGCCCCACAGGGCGGGTTGCTGCGCGGCGGCCCACGGTCCCGTGCCGAGATAGTTCCCGGCCGCGTTCTTCGTCAGCTGGATCGTCAGCCAGTTGAGCGGGTTCATCACCCAGGCGTCTGGCTGAATCAGCGCGTTGGTGGCGATGGCGGAAATCTGCTTGAAGATCGCGTCGGCGTTGGAGTCGGCGCCGCGCACGACGGCGGCGGCGAGCGCCAGGCGGTTCATGATCCCGCGCATATTCGGCGCGACACCCGACCCGTTGAGCAGCTGGTCTTCCTCGGCGATGGTGAGGAACATCCGCAACCGCGCATCGATCATCGACTGCATGGCCGGGAAGTCTTCGAGCATCTCGGTCGTCGCCGGAATCCACGTCGCGATCTTCACGACGGGGTCCGTGGCCTGCACGAAGGACAGCGCCGACTCGGGCTTCGCGATGCCCTCGGCGACGGCGGCGGCGGCGTTGGTGGCCGCCAGTTCCTTCATGTAGATGATTGCGTTGCTGTCGGTGCTGCCCGACGCGATCAGGTCCGCGACGACCGTGCGGCGATACAGCAGCGGCAGGACGCCGGGCCGATAGTCGGGGACGATGAGCGGGCCGCCCGAGCCGCCCGACGTGTCGAGCAACGTGCCCTGCAGTTCGACGGCGGGCGACGTCCACAGCCCCTGCGTCTGATGACCGCCGGCTTTGATGAAGTCGCGGATCGCCGGCGCGGCGACGAACTGCGCGCCGAAGCTCGCGGCGTGGTCGCGCGCGGTCTGTCGCGGCGGCGCGCCTCCGCCGACGTTCTCGGTCAGACGATCGATCTCCGCGAGCAGCGCGGCGTCGTTCTTCGTGCCGTCGAGGCGCCCCTTGATCCCCTTGGCCTCGTCGAGGATCGCCTGCACGGCGGCCTTCTCCTCGTCGGTGCGCAGACGTCCCAAGATCGCGGGCTGGTCGCCGGCGGCGGGTTTGACGACGTGCTCCGCGCAAATCTTCATCTGACTTTCGATGAGGGTCTTGACGGCGGCCTGCTTGGCCTTCAGATCCGACTCGAGCTGCGTGACGGTGTGGCCGACGATGCAGATCGACAGGCCGTGCGCGTTCGGCGCGAGGAGCAACACGAGCAGCGCGCACGCGACGGCGGCGATTCGCTGGCGGTGCGGCCACGCAAAGGCGAGGAAGCGCGCAAAGAGACTGACGGCGCGGGCGGCGAGGCCCGACGATTTGCGGCGCCACGGTTCGGCCTCGACGGTGCCGAGCCCCCGACAGTGCACGTCGTAGATGTTGGTCGGCGCATTCATAATCGCGACGATCATGGCGATGAGATAGAGCGGCGTTCGCATGGTGCGGTCCTTTCAGAGGTCGAGTTCGAGCAGCGCGCGCTCGATGTCGTTTTGCCAGAGCGCATCAGGCGTCGGCTCCTGGGACGCGGCGAGGGCCGGGTCCGTGGCCGAGGCTGAGGCGCGTCCGGTCGGTGCTTTCTGGAGCACCTTCGCGAGCGTGCCGGCGAGCGTGTCGATGTCGTCGATCATGCCGAGCGCGAGCGCGGTGTCCGCATCGACGGCCCGGCCTTCGCCGAATCCGTTGCGGACGTCGCTGACCTTGACGCCGCGCCCCTTCGCGACATCGTCGACGAAGCGGCTATACGCCCCCTCGGCGAGCGCCTTGATGTGGTCGAGCGCCTCTTTCGAAAGCGGCCCGCCGTCGGCGCCCTCGGCCTTGAACTTGCCCGCGCTGATGACGGTGCGCTTGATCCCCATCTTCGCGAGCGATTCGGAGATGTCGTTGTGGAGGTGGTAGACGCCGATCGCGCCCACCATCGACGAGCGCGTCGCGACGATCTTCGTGGCGTTGGCGAGCGGCCAGTAGGAGGCCGACGCCATCAGGTGATTCACCTGCGCGATGATCGGCTTGGTCGCGCGCGCGGTGCGGACCTCGGCGGCGAACTCGCTGGCGCCGGCGACGTTGCCGCCGGGCGAGTCGACGTCGAACACGATCGTCGTGACGGCGTCGTTGGCCATCGCTTCGCGCAGCGCCGCCGACAACCCATCGAACGTGGTGCCGCCCGACATCTCGCTGAGCAGGTTCATGCGCGGCGCGACGACGCCATAGAACGGGATGATCGCGACGCCGCCGCGCACCGGCTGCGGGAGATTCTTCCGATTGACGAGCGCATCGAGCTCCGCCTGCGGCGTCTCGACGCCGGCGATCCGCCGCGCGAGGATGTCGGCGATGATCGCGCGCATTCCATCGGTCAGCGCCCACGGATGTTCGAGCGCGAAGCCGAGCACGTGTTCGTAGTTCATGGCGCCTTTCGATCGGCTCGGAAGGCATCGACGACGCCGCCGAGCAACAGCTGATACGTGTCGGTGGTGACGCGGAGCGCGTAGTCGTACGCGTCCGTGCCGAGGATCGGCAGGAGGTCGGTGGCCAGCTCGATGGTGCAGCGCGCGTGGTTCAGGCCTTCGGCGCGGGCCTCGGTCGGGAGACGCGACAAGCGCGACGCCTGCCGGTTCCAATGCGCGCGGAGCACCTGCGTGACGTGTGCCGACGTCGCGGCGTCGCGGTCGCCTGGCGGGCGCGGCGCGCCACTGAACCCGGCCGCCGGGCCGCCCTGCTGCTCGGCGAGCGCGTCGGCGCTCGGGTCGTCCTGCATCGCGGGGAGGTTCAGGCGCGCGCGGCCTTCGTTCGCCGTCATGATCGGGCGGCCGACCAACGTGCTGAGCGACGACGACTGCTCTTCAAACGACCCCGCCAGTTTCGCGGCGATGTTGAATTCGAGATAGACGTCGGCCTGGTCTTCGCACTCGGTGAGCAGCTGCGCGGCGATCACCTGCTGGAACAGCTCGAGCCACGGCCCGAGGCAATCCTGATAGAGGTGCTTGTGCTGCTCCTTGATGTTGCTGAAGGTCGCGTGTTCGAGGATGCCGACCATCGGCAGCGGGATGTGGTAGGCCGCCGCGCACTCTTCGCGCGACAACTTCCGCATCACCGAGTACTCGGATTCCTTCGCCGAGAACGACGCGTTCTTGAAGACCATCCCGTCTTCGAGCACGGCGGTCTGGCCGCTGCCGGCGCCGCCCGCGAACCGCGCCTGCCACTGCTCGCGCCACGAGGTTTTCTGTTCCGGCGTCCAGCGCGGTGCCGCCAGCGGCCGCTCGATGACTCCGTCGATGCGGGCGGCGTTGCGCCAGAACCCCTCGCGATGCTCGCCGGCGGCGGCCTCCTCGGCGAGGACGCGGCGCAGCGTGTCGAGCGGCGACAGACCCATGAGCGGATTCAGCGGGTTGTAGCCGTCGAAGTGCACGATCTCGGAGAGGTCGAACGCCTTCCCCTGGCGGCCGCCGGGCTTCCACACGTAGTGCGTCGGCAGCAGCGAGCCCTTGACTTCCATCTCGTCGGGCGGCAGGCGCACGAGGCCGATGGCCGGACGGTTGTCGGTGCGGACGTAGCGGACCTTCAACCAGTAGGCGTTGAAATAGATCCCCATGTCCGCGACCATCGACTCCATCAGGCGATAGCCGACGGTCGTCGGATTGGGGTCGTCGAGCCACTGATTCAGGTCGTGCCCGTGCAGGCGCACGCGGTCGGTGTCCGACACGCGGCGGAAGGTGTGGAGGCCGAGCTGCGCAATGTTGCGCGCCAGGAAGTCGACGCAGGTGCGGACGTTCGGTTGCTGCGCGTAGATGTTGGCGTAGGAGAGCCGATGGCCGTAGAGGCGCACACCGCCGTCGGAGCCCGACAGCTGCATCGCCGGCGGCGTCATCGCCTGCAGCGCGCCGAAGCTCTGGACGATCGCCATCAGGGAATCACCTGCAGGAAGGCCACGTTGCTGCGATGCACGACCACTTCGCCGTCGAGCGCCGTCGTCGTCGTCGCGCCCTTCATCAGGATCGAGGCCTCGCGGAGCACCAACCAGCGCCCGCGCGACGACCAGAGCACGCCGCGAATCGCCATCGTCGGATCGTCCTTGAGGTTGGCGATCACCACTCGCAACAGACACGGCGGCCGCCACCACAAGAGCCAGCGCATTAAGGGACCACACGCTGCAGTCTGCGGCGCGTGGGTCAGCTCTGGTGGTTTTTAGTTTTTTTTCCGAGTTCGCGACGGATGATTTCCGGCACGCTGACGTCCTCGCGGAGCGCGCGCTTTGAGTACTCGTCGAACTGCTTCGACGGCAGTGAAATGCTGACGGGCACCGACGGGTCATCGTCGTCGAGCGGCGGCCGGCCTGGCGCGCGTTTCATGGGGCGTCCTTTCATGCCGTCACGAGGTCGGGATCTTCGGCGGCCTGCGTCGGCACGACCGCGATGCGCCGCGCGTTGGCCATCACGAGCGCGCTCGGCCCGTCGATCTTGTCCTTGGCCGCTTCCTTGTCGAGCCGGACTTCCTTGTTGCGGCCGTGGCGCAGCACCGCGTTGTCGGCCATCCACGACATGACCAGGTGATCGCCGTGCGCGAGCTCGACGTCGGCGACCAGCTTCGATACCGACTTGATCGATTCGTTCAGCGCGAACCCCTGCGGCGTGTCGACCATCGTGACGCCGGCGCCCTGCAGGTGTAAGGCGAGCTGCTGCGCGAAGCGTTTGTCGTAGGCGACCTCGAGGACGCCGTCGGCGCGCACGTCAGCGAGCACGGCTTCCTCGATGAGATCGAGGTCGGTCGTGTCGCCCTCGGTGACGTCGAGCAGCGCGGCCTGCTCCCATTCGGCATACGGCCGGTCGGGGAACTTCGTGAGCGCGACGCGCGGCAACCAGAACCGCATTTTGAGCACGCAGAAGTCGGGTAGCTCCCAGAGTCGGGCCCACGCGCAGAAATCGTCGTTCTGGCCAAGGTCGAGCCCGCCGAAGCACGGCGCGCCGACGAGGTCCGCGTCAGTGAACGTCAGCGCGCCGCAGGCCCGCCACTTCGTCATGTCCCATGCGGGCGTGTGCGAATGGGTCCACACGCAAAAGTTGAGGCGCAGCACCGTGTTCGTCTCGCCGGGGATGTTGCGGGCGTTCTCGACCTGGCGATCGAGATACTCCTGGTGGATGACGATGCCGAGGTTCGGGTTGGCCTTGATGTGGCAGCGCGGATCTTTCATCGGGTCGTCGCCCTCGTCGAGCGCGCAGACGTAGGCGAAGAGCCGCTGATCGTCGACGATGCCTTCGAGCATCTTGCGCGCGTGCTCGTGGTGCTGCCAGCAGATCGACGTCCGATCGAACCCGCTGTTGGTGATGCCGAGCGAGAGCGGCTGGCGCCGGCGCTTCATGCCCGCGCGCATCTTGTTGACGACGACGGCGTCGGCGTATTCGTGCTCCTCGTCGAAGATGACCATGTGCGGCCGCGGTCCCGACTTCCCGCGCTTCTCTTTCGAGAGCGGCCGGAACCACGCATAGGCCGCCGCGTAGGCGAGGTTGTCCTTGCCCCGTTGAATCAGGTCGCTCAGCTCGGGCGAGTCCTCGACCATGCGGTCGGCGTCGAGCCAGCAGATGCGCGCCTGGTCAATGCCCGAGGCGACCGAGTAGATCTCGGCGGCCTGCTCACCGTCCATCGTCAGGCCGTAGAGCCCGATGCCCGCGGCTAGGGGAGTTTTCGCGTTGCCCTTGCCCTCCTCAACGTAGGCTTCCCTGAACCGCCGAAAGCCGGTCGGCATTTTCCACCCGAAGATCGAGCCGACGATGAACGTGTTGGCGGGCGTCAGGAGAAACGGAATCGGCTCGCCCTCGTCGTCGAGCGTGTCGGGCAGGCGCAGCACGTGCTCGAAGAATTCGATGATGTGGTCGGCGGCCGCCAGGTGGAAGAAGAACCCGAGCGGATGACCGGATTTTTTCGCGGCGGCGTGCTGGTCGCGCAGGTGCCGATCGCACGCCAGGCGCACGTAGGGCCCGGCGACGACGCGGCCGCTGTCGACGTCGCGCGCGTAGCGATCGACGCGGTGCCGGAACCTCATTTGACAATCATCGGACGGCGCAGCGCGGCGGCCTGCCGCTGTAGTCGCGCGACCGTCGTCTCTTGCTCGCCGGCGGCCGGCAGCGGCCCGGCCGTGACGCGGGAACGACTCGACGGTGTCAGCCCGAGCTCGGGCCAGAGTTTGTTGCAGCCCGCGAGCGCGCGCGTCGCGATGGTCAGATAAGGATTCGTCATCGGATACCCGCTCGGCGCTTTAACGACGAGCCCGAGCAGCTGCACCTTCGAGGTCGCATCGATGTAGCGGCCCCACTCGAGACAGAGCGCGATGAGCGCGCCGCGATCGGCCTCGGTGATCTGACGCGCCTGGCGCAGCATCGGGGCGAGGCGCCGCCACTCGGCAGCGGCGAGCGGCTGGCCTGCGAGTTCGGGTGGCGGCTCGTCGAACGTCGCGGCATCCGGCGCGGGTGGCTGCGGCTCGCGCGCGTTCAGCCGTCGATGGCCCGGGTTCCCTTCCAGCTGCCGTTGCGCCGTCGGTTTCGGCTTGCGCCCTCTCATCTCTATACGCCCTGTTTTCCTCGGGTTCCCGCGCCCAAAACTTTATTTCCGATCTGCGAATTGCTTAGCGATTCCAAAACTATCTGACCGACTCGCGCCGAATGACTAACGATTCCCCCTATGAGAACACCTATTCTCGCTGAATATCTGACCGCTCCTGTATACACTACTTACATGGCAACCACGAACACGGCGGCGGCGGGCAACCAGCCCCTGACCGCCGGACAGAAAGCGGCGGCGACCCGCCGGGCGAATCGCGCCGCTGGCATCGCGCCCAAGTCGACCGGCCGCAAACGGGCGCGCGGCGGACCGGCCTTCGCCACTCCGAAACCGACGGCGCACGGCCTGAAGCTCGTCGCCCTCGCCGCCCTCGAAGATGTGCTCGTCGTTCGACTCCGCGACGCGGGCATCACGCCTGAAGCGCGAAAGGCCTTCGACCGTTACCAGAAGCTCAAGGCATTGGCCCTCGGCGCTGTCTCTTCTCCGGCCATGCAGAACGAAGCCGACTCGGCGCTGCGGATGGCCACTGTTGAACTCGTAAAACTCGCCTTCTAAAGGACTGAACCGATGAACTCCAACGAACTCGCCACCACGAAGACCGCCGTCGAAAAGCTCAATCGTTCGCTCGGCAAGTCGACCCTTGATGACCTCGTGAAGGCCCGCACCCGGCGTTCGCTCCTGCTGGTCGATTGCTCGGGCTCGATGGCGGACCGCATCGCCAGCGGCGAGCGCCGCATCGATGCCCTGCGAAAGCGCGTCGAGCTGCTCCGCGAGACGCACCCGGTGCCGGTCGCGGCCTTCGGGGTCCGGTGCGCCGGACAGGTGGAAGTCGTCGACACCATCCCTGAGCCGCAGGGTTCCACGCCGCTCGACCTCGCGATCGACTTCGCGATGGCGCAGGGCGCGACGCATCTGGTCGTCATCACCGACGGCGAGCCGAATGACGAGGCCTCCGCGCTGGCCTCGGCCCGCATCTTCGGCGGCGTCATCGATGTGTTTTTCATCGGCGACGAGGGCAGCTACGGCGCGGCGTTCTGCAAGCGGCTCGCGGCGGCCTCGGGCGGCACGTGCGGCGTGACGGACCTCGGCGGCTCGCCCAAAGTGCTCGCCGGTGCGATTCGTCTGGCCCTCGGCGACGGCACCGAAACCATCTGAACGCTGAGCGGAGGGGCCGACCACACGGTCGGCCCTCTCGCCGAGCCCTTCAGACCAAAGGACACGAATGACCAAGTATCCATCCTTATACGCGGCGCTCGAACCGACCACGGCGCCCGACGGCAAGCGCGGCGCGACGGTGCGCTGCACGGCGACCCGGCGCGACCTCGGTTTCATCTGGTGGAGCAGCACCGCGAAAAACGGCGTCGTCTGGAATTGGCGCACGGGCGAACACTTCGGCGAACGCTCCACCGAGCGTAATGCGGTGCAGGCGCTCCGCGATGTCTCGAATGCGACAGGCCAGAAGGCGCTCCCCTTCGCTCC